CATGGAAGCAATTAACGAATTAAAAACGGATGTTCGTGAAGTAAAGGGCGACTTGCATGACCATGTTAAATGGCATTTTCTTAAGAAAAAGTAAGGAACTATATGAGCGTATTTAAAAACGTACTGTTACGCATGCTTGCAACATTTGCAGCCAGCGGTCTTGGAGTTATCGGCGCTGGAACCATCGCTGGCGTCCCAGTGTGGAAAGCCGTGTTCATGGCGGGCATTGCTGGGGTTGCCACCGTTGTTGAGGGATTGTCTCGTGAGTTCCTAGATGACGGGAAACTTGATGCCGAAGAAATCAATGCCGTTTTTGCAAAGGTTGACAAGAAAGCGCCAAAGGATGAGGCGTGAAAAAAGCAATTGTTGCGTTAGCCTTACTACTTTCGTCATGTGGTTATGACGGACATTACCGTTATGAGTGCCAGGACCCTATGAATTGGGCAAAAGAAGAATGCAACCCGCCTGCCTGCAAGGTGGACGGTGAATGTTCTAAAGACCTTATCGGATTTGATTGGGAGGAAACCAATGAAAAATAGACTTACCCCAGAAGAACTTGATGCACGACTTAAATTTGTTGTTGGCTGTGTGCTGGCTGGCGTTTTAACGATTACCACAACTGGTGTGTTATACGCACTTGTGTTTGTTACTCAACCAATTGGAGTGCAATCAGAAAACGATAAAATGTTTTTTAGTGTGTTGTCTAGTGTGGCTACGTTCATTACTGGAACGTTGGCTGGCTTGATGATTTCAACTGGTCGTAATAAAGAATCGGCGGAATTAGAAGAAGTTGTTGAAGAGTGACTTTAGGCAGTCAGTTTAAAAACACGTACTGGCAAAATCCAGATACGGGTGATACCACTGATTACTCTGTACGTGAAGACTACAGAGTAGCGGAAGAAGTTAATTCTAAACGTGACACCAGTCCTCAAGGGATGTTGTTTAGCCCATATGCCCATACTGGTTTAGTACAAGACCCTACGGTAAGTAGTGAAGACCGTACTAGAGCCATTAAAAAGTCGCTAGGTTTAACAGACCCCGTTGATTACGCACGTCGTGCCAGACTTAAAGGACCAGCAGCCGAGGGACACATTGCTGGATTTGTTGAGGCAATTAACAAAACCGATACAACAATGTCAGATATCGGCAGAACGAATGCCGTATTAACAGGAGAATTGGGGCGTGGTCGTGGACACGCCTCTTTCTACGGCGGGAACATCGTAGTTGGTGTTGAACAGGCTTACCAAAAAGTACCCATTAAAACGGTGGGTTATGAACCCTCCGATACACCAATTTTTAATGAAAAGTTCTGGAAAGAGGGACAATACGAGAAGCACAATCCAGAGGCAGCAGAATACTATCAAGACATAATTCAAGCCCCGAATAGAAAATATGCTCCAAAATACGTACCCGATGGTGAAAGCAAAGAGCATATTCGGTGGCGGCATCCTAATGGCACTATTTACACCAATGACGATTTAGAAGAACTAACCCTTGGCGATTTGAACGTGCCTATTAAAAATAGGCATTCAAAATACGCTCAACGACACGAAGTGGAAGAAAACGAACACGTTGAAGAATTGGATAACGACAGTAAACAAAATATTGTTGATTCACGAAAACAAGGAGCAGGAACAGGAAAATGGCATAGGTTCCACGATTTTGACAATGTAGACATTGACAATATAGTCAAAGTTTATGCGTCTGACGATACACGAGCACCCGACCACGACGTACTTGATTTTTTAGAAACTAATAACATTGTTCCAAACGTGTTTCCAGGTATTGGTAAAAACACTGAAAAGCATTCTGCAAGAATTGTAAAACTTGAAAACGGTCCCGACAGAAGGTCTATAAACGCAGACTACAAAACAGTAACTTGGCACACCCGTCACGAACCAGACAGAACAAAGCCCACTAAACTACCAACAAAAATGTATTTTACAATGGATGAACAAGGAAATAAAATTGAAATAGAAGAACCTATTACTCATGAAACTGTTCCAGTTAAAAACAAATACGTTCCAGTCACGTCTACACTTGTGCATGAAATTGGACACACTTTTGAACCTATGCGTGGTTTTAACAATGTACGAACGGAGCGAGTTCGCCGTAAAATGCGTAATAGTATAACGGACCCTGTTGCAGAAGGCTATGCCGATGCTCACACCGATAGGACATACTATCATCGTGGGCAGGTAGAGGATGTGTTTCACGATGTTGATGTTCGTTCAGAAAAAATTAAAAATAGCGGATACTCTTCTGAATACGGAAATTGGAACGCTACGGAAAGGGCACTCTATTCGGCTGTTCGTCAGCATTTGGCGGCAAATCCAGGAGATGACCTTGCAATTCCAAACCGTCTAGAACTACTAGAGCATTATCAAATTAGAGAAGACGTGATAGCCGCACACAATCACACGTTGGCACGACAACGAAGAGACGCCTCCCGTCGTTCTGGTAGAAGGACTTACCGATATGGGGGACATGCTCCCACTAATTTAGATGAGCATTATGATGTACACCTTGCAAATAAATTGGCTCTTGGTCAAATGTGGGAACATTTGCCTGAACTTCGTCCAGTTTTAAACAAACTAGGCTTTGGTAGAACTGCTAGTGAAGCCCATGAAGACTACATGTCAAGAACTGCGTCTCAAAAACCTTTATTTGAATCCGCCGTTCGGAACAGGCGAAGGAATGAACCGCAGACCGCAGACCAGTTATCATTAATACCAGCAAAAACACGACGCAAGAGGAGTTAAGCATGTCCAAAAAAGTTGATTGGGACTACGTTGTTCCAGTAAAAATGCCCGCTGACTTGAAGGGTGTGCAACCTGGTCGGTTGCCTGAGCACTTGCTTTGTCCCGCCGTTGGTGGTGGAAAACTGCACTGGCTTGCCGCAGCAGCGTGGGCTGCAATGGTGGAAAAGGCCAAAGCAGACGGTGTTGAATTAAAGCCTGTTTCGGCAGGAGATACCTACCGTACTTACGATTCACAACTTGCAGCGTTTAAACAGCGTTACACCAAAGAGCCAAACGGCAATGCAACCAGGACGTTTGAAGGCGTCAAATGGTACAAGAAAGACCCAAAACTAGCCAGCCTTGCTGCGCCAGGGTCCTCTCAACATAATTTGGGAATTGCGGTGGACGTTCATACTGCCAGCGGTCCCCGTCTTAAGTGGCTTATTGACAACGTTAAAACATTTGGTTTTAGTTGGGAAGTGGTTCCAGAAGAGCCGTGGCATTTGCGTTATGTATGCGGTGATGAAGTTCCTACTGCTGTTAAAACATACATGGATAAAAACGGTATTAAAGCCCCAGAAGTGAAAGAGGCTGCTCCCGTTGCCGCTCCTGCTGCTGTAAATACAGACGATGGTTTGAAACTGAAATTGGGAGACAAGGGTGACAAAGTAAAACAAATGCAAGAGTTGCTTACTAAAAAGGGCTTTGCTTGCACAGTTGACGGGAACTTTGGACCTGCTACCGAAAAAGCCCTCAACTACTTCAAAAAGTCTGTTAGCCTACAAACCAATGGTGTTTGCAATCAGCGCACGTGGGACGCCCTCACTGCGTAGTTTTTTCACAACTTGGAGCACAACATGGACAAGTCGTCGTTGCTGACCGACTTAACAGACCAATCAAAAGAAACCAAACACTATCCTTGCAAAATAGGTAGGTTGATTAATTCTTTAGAGGGTGACGAGCGTGAGGCATTGGTAAAAGCCATTGAACTCATTCGCACATCAAACCTCAATGGTAAGAATAGGTCGCATAGTAGTGTGTGGCTTGCTAAAGTGTTACGTAAGAACGGTTATCAAATAAGTGTAAGTACGATACAACGACACGTAAACAAGGAGTGTTCTTGTGACCAATCTGAAGGATGATTTGAACGGACCAGAAAAACGTGAAAAAGTGTTGGGCGATTTGCTTGACTTGCTCAAACGAAAAAACATAGACATTGCCGATATTGGTGACGTCAGCCGTGTTTCCATTTATCAGTCGTTAACAAAAAATGAAGAAGGTGAAGCAGAAGTACACGACCTTGCTGCAATTCAATTTTCTCCAACATGGGACAGTGGTCCAAAATGGCCTGTAATTCAACAAGGTCCCGCAATCAAACTGCCTACTAAAAAAGCACGCACTCTTAAAAAAAGCAAGTTTAAAAAGTGTGTAGTGGTTCCAGATGCACAGATTGGTTACTACCGTGGTCGTGACGGTAAATTAGAACCAACCCATGACGAGAACGCAATTAAAATCGTTCTTGAATTGATTTGCTCCGTAGAACCAGATGTTGTAGTTTGCGTTGGTGACAACCTTGATTTTCCTGAAATGGGTAAATACCTAACTACACCTGCCTACCAACAAACTACTCAAGCGGCAATAGACAGGGCTGCTTTACTATGTGCGGAACTTCGTAATGCTGCACCGCACGCAAAGATTGCTTGGCTTGCTGGAAACCACGAAGAGCGTATGCCAAAATATCTTCTTACCAACGCAGCAGCAGCGTACGGTTTACGCAAAGGAAATATGCCGCAGTCGTGGCCCGTTCTTACTGTTCCGTATCTGTGTCGCATGGATGACTACAAAGTGGAGTACCGACCTGGCTACCCTGCGTCCGATTATTGGATTAATGAGAAACTCAGAATCATTCACGGTGACCGTGTAAAGTCTTCTGGCTCAACGGCTCACGTTTATCTAAACAACGAAAAGACGAGTGTGATATATGGACACATCCACAGGATTGAAACGGCGTTTAAAACAAGGGAAGACTTTGATGGTCCTCGTACCATTATGGCTGCTTCTCCTGGTTGTCTTGCCCGCATTGATGGTGCTGTACCGTCTACAAAAGGTGGTGTGGACCTTGACGGGCGTCCGATTGTTCGGTACGAAAATTGGCAACAAGGAGTAGGTATTGTTACGTATGAGGACAGGGGGGAGCACAAGTTCTCATATGAAGTAATGCCCATTTACAATGGGTGGGGCATGTACCGAGGTATTGAGTTTTCTGTTAATTAAACATGACAACTATTGTTGGTATTCAAGGAGATGAGTTTGCGGTAATCTGTGCAGACTCTCGTGTCACTACAAGTGATGACGCCCGACAAATAGGAACATTGCGAGAAGGTTCTGGAAAACTGGCACAAAATGGAAAATACATTATTGGTGCTGCTGGGGATGTTCGTGCCATCAACATCTTGCATCATGTCTTTCAGCCACCTACGCCTCCACAAAACATTCGTGGAAAGAAACTAGACCAGTTTTTTACGTCCAAATTTGTACCGTCTTTGCGAGAATGCTTTGACGCACAAGGTTATTCAGTTCCTGACCGTGAGGACAAAGAACATATTGCTGAACAGGGGTCGTCTATTATTGTTTCTATTAATTCTCAAATATACGTCATTGAATCTGACTATTCGTGGTCGTCGGAAGCCTCTGGACTGTATTCATTAGGTAGTGGCTCGTCGTATGCTTTGGGTGCTATGACGGTATTAATTCGTAACAAAAAACTAAACTCTCAACAGGCAAAAAGCATTGCTCTTCGTGCCTTAGCCATTGCTTCTAAGTACGACTCTGGTACTGGCGCACCGTATCAAGCGTTTGTGCAAGGACAAAAGGTTAGCACAAAACGTCGCAAAGCGGTATAATTGTCACACCTATCTACAGGAGAACATATGTCAAAGAAACTGCAAGTATCCGCACTAGCCGACGTAGCAACCAAAGGTGGCGCAGTGGGAGTTGTTTCCTACTTGTTTGCTACTTGGGAAATTGACCCTGCTCTTAACATCGTGGTTCTTCCCGTCCTTTTGTATTTACTCAATGCCGCAAGTACGTGGGTTGGGGACCCCACTGTTGCTAATTTCTTTGTCAAACAAAGCAAAGTTGTTGAGGCTGCTGTTAAGGAAACTGTTGCTCAACCAACTGCTGTTGCACAAGTTCCTGCCGTTAAGAAAGCCGTTACTAAGAAAAAGAAGAAGTAATATATAAATGGCAATTGACTTTTGGTCACCGTCTTATCGTGCTGCCGCCAGTGACCTGACGGTAGCCATCAGCCCGTTGGGGTTGGTGGAACTTGCCGATGAAGAGTTTGAGGTTCATGGTCCACGCTTAAATCGTTATTCGTCGGCTTGGGCATGGTACTTGGGTCACCATTGGGCATACCGACGTGAGATGGGCGAATCCGCTTTTTATCTTAACTACGTTCGCACAATGTCAGACTACATTACCAATTTTTGCTTTGGTAAAGGTGTCCATTTTAAATGCCCAGAACAAAACACTGCCATCATTCCGCACTTGTTAGATGACGTTTGGAATAGTCACAACAACAAGTATAAAGTGTTGTGGGAAATGGGGCAATTAGCAGGGGTTACTGGAGACTGTTTTGTTAAAGTTGCCTATGAAGAGCCGTATGTAGACACCGTTGGAATTCCTCACGAAGGTCGTATTCGTGTCATTCCACTTAACCCAGCGCATTGTTTTCCTGAATACCATCCGCATGACCGTGACAGGTTATTGAGGTTTAAACTTAAGTATCGTTTTTGGGGAACGTCTGCTGAGGGCACACGACAGGTTTACACTTTTACAGAAATCTTGTCTGATGAAATGGTTCAACAGTTTATTAATGATGAATTGATTGACGAATATCCAAATGCGATTGGTTCAGTACCAGTCGTACACATTCCTAATGTGAGTATTTCATCGTCGCCGTGGGGCCAATCGGATATTTGGGACATCATTCCATTGAATCGTGAACTCAATGAAAAGATGGTTGAAGTTTCGGACATCATTAATTATCATGCTGCCCCTGTCACCATCATTACTGGTGCTAAGGCAAGTCAACTTGAGCGTGGTCCTAAGAAGGTTTGGGCAGGTTTGCCCAAAGACGCACAGGTATTCAATCTTGAATCTCGTGGAGAAATGGCTGGAGCGTTGGAGTACATTCAATTTTTGAAGCGAACAATGCACGAAATTACAGGCATTCCAGAAACAGCATTGGGACAATTTCAACCAGTATCCAATACCAGTGGTGTGGCTTTGGCTATCCAATACCAGCCGTTAATGAATCGTTATTCAATGAAAAAAACGCACTTTACAAAAGGGCTTGAGCACGTTAATGAACTTATTATTCGTACTGCTTCTATCTTCCGACCAGAGATGCTTGTGTACAATCCTATGCGGGCAGCACGTCCAGAACGAGACCATCTAACCCAACTAGACCCAGCAGACCCAATTACTTATAAAACTACTGTTCATTGGCCTGAACCGTTGCCCGTTGATGTGCTTATCAAACTTAATGAAGTGCAGTCAAAGATGGGTCTTGGGCTTGAGTCCAAGCGGGGCGCTTTGCGTATCCTTGGCGAAGAGTTCCCCAATGAAAAAATGGAAGAAATCTTTGAAGAACTTATGGACGACGCCATTGACCAAGGTGCGTTGACCATGCTTAATTCTCAAATCCAAATGGCAGTCATGCTCGCCACGGGCATGGTTCCAGGTGGTGCGGGACCCGCAGCGACATCGGCAGGTGGTTCTGACGTGTCATCTACGGGAGATTCTGGAGCAGGCATGCCTGGAACGGCTGTCGGCCCTGTAGAATCAGACCTGATGAATCAAATGGTTAGTAGGGCTTATGGCGCAAGGTTAGCCCAGCGTCGTAGCCCTAGCGAAGAATAAAACGTTTAATTACCCAAGTCCATATCAGCCAAACTAGCGAGGTAGTACACATGGCAAAGCAAGCACAGGATGAAGTCGTCATCCCAGTAGAGGCGACTGAAACCTTTAAGAATGAGGCTGCTGAAGTAACTGGTCAGCAGACCAAACAGCGAACTTTCACCGAAGATGAGGTGGAAAACATTCGCAAGCAAGAAAAAGACAAGTTGTATAAGAAAGTGGACGATGCGGATTCCCGTGTCAAAGCACTTGAACAACAACTAAAAATCATGTCAGACGAACGTGAGGCTGCCCTTAAGGAAGCAGAAAAACGGGCAAAAGCCGAAGCCAAGGCTCTTAAAGAAAAAGAGTTTGAGGAACTGTCGGCTAAGGAACTTCTCATTCGTCAAGAGACGGAGTTTAATCAAAAACTCAACACGGTTGAGGCGGAGTGGAGGGCACGTCTTGAGGAAATTGACCGTGACCGTCAGGCACAGTCTGCCCTTTTGGAGAAAGAGCGCCGCCACCAAGAGTTACAAAATTACATTGGTCGCCGTGTGCAAGAGGAACAAGAGCACATTATTCCCGAACTTATTGGCATGATTAGTGGTTCAAGCGAGGAAGAAGTTGAATCACAAATTAACAGGTACAAAGAAGTTAGTTCTGCTATTCTTGAAAATGTTCAAAAGGCGACAGCGGAAACCCAAAGTCGTTTGAAGGGTGCGGGGGTTACAGCCCCACCCGTTGGGCCAATGGAAACTCAGATGGAGCAGCAAACGTTGACAGCCGAAGATATTAGGAACATGTCAATGGAACAGTATCAGAAGATGCGTGAGAGACTCTTGAACGCACGTTCTTCACGGGGACGTTTCTAACGAAACCGTTTTAGAACAAACAACTAATAAACAACAACTATCCACGGAGGATATTTTCAATGGCACTTCCAGCACCAGCAGGTGGTTCAATCACAGGAGCAAACCTAGCGTCAATTACGACGACTGGCTACTCGTCTGACACCACTCTGTCACCCGCAATCCAAGTCATCTGGAGCAAGGAAATCTTGTTCCAGGCAATGCCCGTTCTGCGCTTTGAGCAGTTTGCAGTGAAGAAGACCGAACTTGGCGTGATGCCTGGTCTCACTGTTAACTTCATGCGTTACACCAACCTCTCCACCAACGCTTCTGTTGGCGCAGAATTGACCGAAGGTGTGCGCTTGGAGCCAAATGCTCTGTCTGCTTCGCAGATTCAAATTACGGTCAAGGAACAAGGCAACGCAGTTGCTGTCACCGAACTGTTGCTCAACGCAGCGTTTGATGACGTCGTGGCGTCGGCTTCACGTCTCCTTGGTCGTCACATGGCACAGTCCATGGACATTCAGGCACGTAACACGCTGTACGCTTCGGGAGTTCCCTTCGGTGGCGGCGCAGCCGTTCCGCCGAGCGTGGTCTTTGGTCGTCTGACCAACGGTGCTACCCGTGGTTCCATCGCCCCGTACGAGTACAGCGCCGCTGGTAGTGCAAGTGCTCCTGGCTACCTCTCGCCTGCAACCATCAAGGATGCAGTTGAGGTGTTGGCTGGTCAAAACATTCCTCGCCTTGGCGACACCTACGTGTGCTTCGTTCACCCGTCGCAGAGCCGCTCGCTCCGTGACTGGCCTGAGTTCATTGAAGTCACCAAGTACGCTGCTCCTGGCAACTTCATGTTGGGTGAAATTGGTCGCCTCTACGACGTTGTGTTCATTGAGACCACGCAAGTGCTCAGGGGTCAGACTGGAAGCGTCGTGGACGTGAACCCCAGCAGCGCTGGTGTCCAGGACCCGCATGCCGACTCGTACAGCGCCATCATGATTGGTGACAACGCTTTCGGTCAGGCAATCGCACTTCCTGTTGAACTCCGTGACGGTGGCGTCATTGACTTCGGACGTGAGCACGGTTTGGCGTGGTACGCCATCTGGGGCTTCGGGGTCATTACGCACGAGAGCCGTGTGCTCATCAACACCAAGGGTGGCGCAATCGGGGCTTCCTGATAGCGACAATCCAAGTAGTTGGGGTCGGCTGGGTGGTAATTAACGCCCGCCGACCCCGCTATACTTATGAAACACAATTAGGAGACAATCATGGCTAGGAAAAGTAATCAGTTTGCGGAATCTGTTGAAGATGAAACCGAGGTTGAAGTTGCAATACCCGTTCCTACGGAAGAAAGCAACTTAATACAAGCCCGTGTCAAAGGTTCATGGAATATGTACTGGGGTGGTTCGGTGTATAATTTTGTGGACGGAAAACGATTCAACATCCCCAAAGATTTGTACAACTACCTGCGTAAGAATGGTAATATCTACGACACTCTTGAGTAGGGAGTAATATGGCAGGGTTTACAATCCCCAACGCCCCAGATAATGACAAATCAACGCTTGACCAGTCTGAGCCAGACCGTGTTGATTTTGAAATTCTAGGTAATCGTAGAAAAGGCGTTGTTACCAATTCTGCCGTAACATCAGTTTCTGGCAATACCGTTGCCGTTGCTTCTGGAACGATTGCCTACGAGGGAACAGATTATGCCCTCTCTGCTAACGGCGCATACGCCCTGTCTGCTGCCCCGTCTTCTGGCAACAGGTTTGACCTTGTGGTTGCCCGCTTTGCAAGTGGCGCAGTAACTATTCAAACAATTACTGGAGTAGCAAGCACCACCAATCCAGTATTTCCCGCCCTTCCAAGCACTGATATTGTTTTGGCAGCAATTCTGCGGAGAACCAACGAGTCAATTGTTGCTAATGACATTATTGATAAACGTGCTTTTGTTCTTTCTAATGTTCCCGTTCCGACAACACTTGATAGTCTTTCTGATGTTACTGCTCCCTCTCCGTCTAATGACCAAGTACTGCAATGGAACGGTTCGGCGTGGGTAAACGCAACCATAGTTACTACAATTGATGGTGGGGATGGCAACCTTGTACTTGGTGGACAAGTATTTGGTTAAGGTTTCCATGTCTTTGGAACGCCCCATCCCACGACCTACTGGAACGGTTGAGGACATGATAGCCGTTAAACAAACAACTGTTCGTCGTCACCGTGAGGCGCAACCCTCTATTAACGCCCCAGAACAAGACACGCTTCCTGGTCCAGACTCATCTGACGAGTAACTTATGGCGCATTTTGACCAAACAATTGTTGACAGAATTACGGAAATATCACGTTCATATCTTCGTGACTTTCCACGATTCTTTCAAATTGCGTTTGACAACGTTTCACGTACGTACGAACTAGGACACCCAAACATAGACAAAGATAGTTTGTACATTGCCGTATACACATCCAATCAAGCAAACGAATTGGCGGCATCGGCGTTTTCTTTAGATGCCCGAAACGGCATTGTTCGTATGACATCTACTCCTGCCGCTAACAGTCGTTTAATGGTTGAAGGTTACTATTACGAATGGGTATCGCCAGATGACATGTCATACTATGCCCACCACGCCATTGAAGAACATGTTTACAACTTGGCTATCCCTCTTGAAAACATGTCTGACATTGTTGTTAACACGATTGGTTTGGCTACGGTAGTTAAATCATTGTGGGCTTTGTTGGGGGAATACAGTCGTGACATTGATGTAATGACTTCTGAGTCAGTGCATATCCCTGGCAGCCAACGTTACCGAATGGTGCAGAGCCTTTTAGAGTATTGGCAAAAAGAATATGAAAACCAAGCCAAGGCCCTTAACATTGGCGTCAATCGCATTGAGGTGCTTAACCTCAGCCGTGTCTCCCGTACGACCAACCGTTATGTACCCATCTATGTTGCCCGTGAAATCGGTGACTACGGTCCAATCAAACGAGTGTTCCCAGACCGTGACAGGGGCACTATTGACATCTCTGACCAAGAAGACGATTTGCGTGAAGACGTTTTTGTTGACACCACTCCCCCTGGCAGTCTTTATAACACTGGGCACTTCTGATGGATACCCGTGTTGAACTGGGGCTAATTCGCAAACAGTATCGTGAGTACAGCCGACATGCTGGTGAACACGTTGTGTATTACGAATTCCTACCTTTTGGCGCAGCAGCCAGCGCAAGTGGGTCTTATTATGACCCCGTTTACGATGAGGGCATTGGGGGAACGGGTGGTCGCAAATACAAAAACGGTGTCATTGTCCCTGTGCTCATGATTACCGAAACAGAAGACCAGAAACGTTCAATTCCTGAAGGTCGTCAACCAGTTGAAGTTGTTAACTTTGTAGCATCCATTGACGAATTTAGACGTGCTGGCATCACCGACCCATTTGAGTACAAACAACATCTCAACGATTTGTTCATTTACGACGGTAGGTACTTTACTGTAACGTCGTACAAAGTGCGTGGTCGCATGAGAGACGACATTATTATCGTTGTTGAAGGTTTGGAAGTGTATATGAACCAAGAATAC